CACATGACCTTCGACAAGCGATCAGGCAGCGCACCCATCTACCGAACCACCCACCACCGCAAGACCCGAGCAGCCATGATCGCAGCCTTCAACAACGGCGACCCCTGCTGCATCTGCAACCACCCGCTCCTCCTCCCCGAAGACGGATCAACCAGCAGCCTCCACGCAGACCACGACCCCACCGACCCGACCGGCCACACCTACCGCGGCCTCGCCCACGGCTACCCTTGCCAGGTATGCGGCACCAGATGCAACGTCACCGATGGAGCCAAGCGAGGACGAGCCAAACAAGCCGCCCACACCGAAGCAGACACGAGATGGATCCTCTGATGCCACACGAAACGAACACCAGCCACAAGGGGAGGGCCATGCGAAACCTCGCGCCCACGAGCTCCAAGACCCGCCAGTCACGCTGTTTTAGCCGGGCAACTTTCCACAGGGTGGGCGTGTCGTGGGTGGCGTGAAGCGGGTCGTGGCTCCGCTAGCTGTCGTGGCCCCGGTGGAGGTGGTGGAGGAGCCGGAGCTCGAGCTGACGGTGTCGGAGGCGGTGGAGACTGGCGATGAGCGCGCCGTGTTGGTGGCGATGCGTCGGCTGATCGCTCGCACGTTGGATGAGAAGGACGTGTCGGCGAGGGACTTGGCATCGAACACGAGGCGTGTCCACGAGTTGACGAAGGACATCATGGCGATCGATGCGAAGCGGCGCGGGCTGTTGCCGTCGCCAGCTGGCGTGGAGGGTGCGGCGGGTAGTGATGACGAGCTCTTCGACGGCACTGGCATCTGAGCCGGTTCGCACGGTCCCGGTGCGGGATGAGCGTCTCCTGTCGGAGGTGTGTCGTCACGTGGTGGTCCCGGCGGGGATCACGTCCACGTCCTGGCCGAAGGTGGCCGCGATTCTGGCCATGCTGGGTATCGTGTTCGATGAGTGGCAGGTGGGCCTGGGCAAGTTGGTGATGGCTCGGCGGGCGGATGGCTTGCGGGCAGCGGACACGATCGTGATCAGCATCCCTCGTCAGGTCGGTAAGACGTTCGTGTTCGGGTGTCTCCTGTTCGCGATCTGCTTGCTCCGCCCGAACCAGACGATCCTGTGGACGGCGCACCGTTTCAAGACGGCGCGTGAGACGTTCCGGTCGATGAAGGCGATGGCTGAGCAGGAGCGGTTCGCCCCGTTCGTGAAGCAGATCGTCAACGGCTCGGGCGATGAGGCGATCGTGTTCCATAACGGGTCGCGGATCTTGTTCGGGGCGAGGGAGCGCGGCTTCGGTCGTGGCTTCGCGCAGGTGGACGGGATCATCTTCGATGAGGCGCAGATCCTCTCGGAGAACGCGGTGGACGACATGGTGCCAGCGACCAACCAGGCGCACGACCCGCTGATCGTGTACACGGGGACTCCTCCTCGGCCGATCGATGACGGGGCGATCTTCACGGAACTCCGCCGGGAGGCCTTGACGGGTGAGGTGGACGCGACCTTGTTCGTGGAGATGAGCGCGGATGAGGACGCGGACCCGATGGACCGCCGGCAGTGGCGGAAGGCCAACGCGTCGTTCCCGTTGCGCACGACGGAGCGCGCGATCATGCGCATGTGGAAGAACCTTTCGCAGGGCTCCTTCCTGCGGGAGGCCTTGGGCATCTGGGACAAGGACAGCGCGGCGCGGATCATGCCTTCCTGGCCCACCAGGGCACGCCTGGAGCTGCGGGGTGGGAGGCCGAGCGGCCTGACCTTGGGGCTGGCTGGCTCGCCTGACGGTGCGTGGGGGAGCATCGCTGCGTGTGGTCGCTCGGAGGACGGGCTCCTGGTCGTTGGCGCCGTGGAGCGGCGTGAGGGCCAGTCGTGGTTGGTCGCGGAGGCGGTGCGCTTGCAGCGGCTGTACGGGTACGAGATCGTGCTGGATGGGGGCGGCCCCTTGTCCGACCTCTGCGACGACCTGGACGCGGAGGGCGCGAGGTTCACGGCCCTCGGTCAGGGCGAGTACGTGGACGCGTGTCAGGCGATGTGGCGTGACGTGGACGCGGGCACGATCCTTCACCCGGACCACCCGACGCTGACGGCAGCGGTCAAGGCCGCTACGTGGCGTAAGGTCGGCGACCGTAGGGCGTTCGGGCGGGGCAGCGGTGACATCTCGATGCTGGAGGCGGCTACGATTGCAGCGCACCACGAACGGCTGGCTAGCGGTTTCAACATCTGGTGAGAGGAACCACCCCAGTGCGACAGGCACTCATGCAGAACGTGGCCGAGATCGTCGGCATCTTCCTCGTGATCGTCGGGTGCTTCGGCATCGTGGTCGCGGCTGCCTTGGTCTCGACGGCCCTCGCTGCTTGCGCGGCCTCGCTGTTGGTCCTCCTCGCGGGCGTGCTCGTGGTGTACCTAGCCAACGCGGCAGCGGCCCGCGCTGAGGTCGAGAAGCAGCAGCGGCAGGGCTGATCGTGACCATCGGCCGGCGCGTGTTCAACGCAGGGCTGGAGTCTCCTCTCGTCCCGATCTCGAGCGACGCGATCCTCCAGATGATTGGTACGGGCTCGAGTTCGCACGCTGGGGTCAAGGTCACGGAGGAGAAGATCAGCGGCCTGTCCGCTGTGTGGCGGGCCGTGAACCTGATCGCGGGCTCCCTGGCCGGCCTGCCCTTGCACGTGTACAAGACGGATGACGCGGGCGTGCGCCGGCTGGTCACGTCTGGGAACGCCGCGAACCTGGTCGCGTCCCCGCACAAGGACATGACCCCGTTCGAGTTCTGGGAGACGGTCGTCGCGCACATGCTCCTGTGGGGCAACGCGTACCTACAGAAGGAACTGGACCCGCTGGGCCGCCTCGTCGGCTTCACGATCGTGCACCCGTCCCGGGTGAAGGTTCACCGGCTCAAGAAGACGGGCACGAAGGTGTTCGTGCTCGACCAGGGTGAGGTATTCGTGACTGAGGACACGATCCTGCACCTCCCGGCCCTCGGCTATGACGGCATCTGCGGGGCCTCCCCGGTGCGCCTGGCCCGTGAAGGGTTCGCTTTGGCCCTGGCCGCGGAGGAGTACGGGTCGCGCCTGTTCGGCAGCGGGCTCCTCTCCACCGGTGTCCTCCAGACTGAGCAGCGGCTCACGGAGGACCAGGCGAACGCCCTGAGCAAGCGCTGGGAGGAGAAGCAGTCGGGCCTCGAGAAGGCGCACAAGACGATCGTGCTGGACTCCGGCGCGTCGTTCACGAAGCTCTCCATGCCCCCGGATGACGCCCAGTTCCTCGAGTCCCGGTCCTTCCAGATCAGCGAGATCGCTCGCTGGTTCGGCACGCCCCCGCACATGCTGATGCACACGGAGAAGAGCACGTCGTGGGGCAGCGGCATCGAGCAGCAGTCCCTCGGCTTCGTGGTGTTCACGCTGCGCTCCTGGCTGATCCGCATCGAGCAGAGGATCACCCCGCTCCTGTACCCGCAGCCGACCTACGCCAAGTTCAGCGTGGAGGGTCTGCTGCGCGGGGACAGCGCGCAGCGGGGCGCGTTCTACAAGACGATGTGGGAGATGGGTGCGCTGTCGACCAACGACATCCTTGCCCTCGAGGACCGTCCGCCCGTGGAGGGCGGCGACGCCCGCTACCGCCCGCTGAACATGGGCGAGCTCGGGACCTTCGATGGGGCCGCTGCCGCTGCCGAGCCTGTGGAGGAACCTCCTGCGCAGGAGGAACCGGGCACGACCACGGACCCCGAGAAGGACCCTGCCGACCCGAACGAACCCGCTGAGCCGGCCGAGCCGGCCGCGTAGGAGGAACCATGGACCCCCGACAGACGCAGTACCGCTTCCGCGGATCCGTCCGCCCGACCGCTGGCATCCGTGCGAGCGTCCTCGTGCCGCTGGCAACGAAGGACGCGCCTGCTGGCACGTACGAGCTTCGCATCTACGACCCGATCGACTCGTGGGGCGGGGAGTGGGGTGTCAGCGCGAAGGAGTTCGCGGACTCCCTGGCACTGGTCCCGGAGGACGCCACGGAGATCCGCGTCCACATCAACTCCCCGGGCGGGGAGGTCTGGGAGGCCCTCGCGATCACGAACCTCCTGCGCGACCACAAGGCGTCGGTCACTGCGATCGTGGACGGCCTGGCGGCCTCCGCCGCGTCGTTCATCGCGTGCGCGGCCGACCAGACCCTCATGGCCCAGGACACGCAGCTGATGATCCACGACGCGTGGGGCATCGCGATGGGGAACGCGGCCGTGATGGACGCGACCTCGAAGCTCCTCAACGGGATCAGCGACAACATCGCTGGCATCTACGCGCGCAAGTCGGGCGTGCCCCTCGCGGAGATCCGCCAGGCCATGCTCGATGAGTCGTGGCTGTCCGCGCAGGAGGCCGTCGACATGAAGCTCGCGGACGGCATCTGGGACCCGCAGGCCGCGCGCGACCAGGCGGCCGCAG